GGGCGGTTGTGTCCGGCCTGAATCTGCCGGGTTGGTCCGATGCGTTCAATAATTTGCTGGTACTGCTCCAGATCCCACCAGTGCGAGAAAAACACCAGTATGTTGCCGCCGTCCTGCATATTCAGGCCGTGGCCTGCGCTGGCCGGGTGCGCGAACAGGACCGGTATTTTTCCGGCGTTCCAGTCGCGAAGGGTCTGTGGATCCTGGTCGAGGTGGCGACCTCGGGGAAACGCTTTAAGCAGACGCTCAAGGTCGTGTTTCCAGTGGTAGGCCACCAGTACCGGCGCGCCAGCTGCTTCGGTGAGAATACTGTCCAGCGCCTGCAGCTTCGCGTCGTGCAGTTCGGACCAGCTCCCAGTGTCGTCGGTGTACACCGCGCCGCTGGCAATTTGCAGACACTTCACCGTTTTCGCCGCGGCGTTCGGTGCTTCGATGCCCTCGCCGTTCAGCTCAAGGAACATTTCCTTTTCCATTTCGCGATACTGCTGGCGGGCCTTTGGTGGCATGTCCACGCGGATCACGTTATGGATGGGCTCTTTGATATCGAACCAGTCGGCGGCATCCAGTGAAATCGTGACGTCGGCCAGTGCCCGTTGTATCTCGTCCTGCGAGTGTGCGAACGGCTCCAGCTTTGTCCAGCTCTGCCCCGGGAACTGTATTGAGTTGAACCAGCGGGAGGTAAACGCGCCGTAGGTGCGCCCGAGGCGCTGCCCCTGATCTACAAACCACGCCTGCCCCCACAAATCCACCAGGCCATTCGGCGCTGGCGTACCGGTGAGATTCATCCAGCGCCGGATGTGCTTATGCGCCACTTTACCCAGCGCCGCCGCGCGCTTTCCACCGCCGCGCAACCGGAAGGATTTCAGCCTGGTGCTTTCGTCGGGGATAACGGTACCGAACGGCCAGCGGCCGCCCAACTCTTCAACCAGCCAGACCAGATTGTCGTAGTTGATGGTAAACACGCTCGCGTTACTGTTCGCCAGCGCCGCAGCACGTGCTTTGGCGTTACCGACAATCGGCTGCATCTCGATATTGTGCAGATGTCCCCACTTTACCGCTTCATCTGGCCAGGTGCTGGCAGCTACACGCAGCGGCGCGAGAACCAGCGCGGGCTGCGTCTCCGCTCCTGCCATGAAGAGATCTTCCAGCGTGGTGAGCGTCGCTACGGTTTTACCCATACCCATTCCAGCCCAGATGTTGCAGCGGTGAATGTCGATTTCATGGTTGATAATTAGATCTTGATAGGGGCGGGGGGTGAAAATTTTAGAAGGGGGGTTATCTGACACGTTTTTCCTCCCAGTGTAGCCTGTCGCCGCTATGTCCTGTGTACCGCCCGGTCTGCCCTTTGGCTGTAAATTCCAGTGTGCCAGCGGTAAAGAGCATCACGATAGCGCCATCATACGGGCCGCCAATCAGGCGGAATTTACTGCGTCGTTGGACTTTTCGCACAATATCCCCTCCAGATTTTTGCTATCCAGCACCACCACGGTAAAACCCAGTGCGCGCAGCCTTTCGTGCTCGCGCAGCTGGTCGGCGCGTGGTGGTTTGCCGGGTGCTTTGCACTCAACGAAAACGAGACGGCCGCCTGGTAACAGCACAATGCGATCCGGTACCGAACGGCGACCTGGTGAGACGAACTTAAAGGCGACCCCGCCAGCCTTTTTCACTTCGGCGACGAGGTGCTTTTCGATAAGGCTTTCACGTTCATAAGCCATAAACTAAGCCCCATAGCTTCACGCCTAACCAGATCGAAACTCCCCAGAAAAACAGGCAACAAAAGAAGCAGGCCAGCAGTATTTTTCCTCGGTAGTTCATTCGCCCACCGCCTTACGCTTTTCGCGCATGTTCTGCATCAGGCAAAAATCAGACCGGCGCTCGCTCCAGTCCTGATTCAGTTCGTTGCGTGATTCGCGGTTAGCTTTGGCCCAGACCTTAGCCGCCCGGTCGTATTCACCGGACTGCTCAAGGCGCAAAGCCTCCCGCGCAGTCCGGTAATAAAGCGGACTGTCCCGATATTTAAATGACATAGGGGTTACCTCAGGAAGAGAATGCGTCGGTGTCAGGCTGCAACTGGATCATGTCGTCGATAGGCATCATGGTGATCGGCCTGTCGCTTAATGCGCCCAAGGTGAGCTTTGCGAAAAGTCGCTTTTGCTCTTTGGTTAAAAAGACCTGCTTAGTGCCGCCGTTTACCAGTACGATGATGGCGAAATTCTGGATATTGCCCTGAGTCATTTCTGTTGGTCCTCTGTTTCAACGATAGGGCGGATGCTGCTCAGTACGAGACGAGTACGGACACCAACAGCACCACCGCGGCGGCCCGTATCTTTGTAGTAATACTCTTTTGGGCCAGCCACCCACGTTGTCGGGTTTTGATGCAGTTGCACTTGTTTCTCACCGGTGCGGGTAATAACCGTTCCGGTATGCGTTTTTATTACAGCCATAGCGATTAATCCTTACGGTAGTGGTATGCCTCGAAGCCGCCAGCGTTCAGCGGAATATCGGGCGCCCATTCGGGGTTAGTGGAGAGCAGCGCGGAAAGCGCCGTATCGTTGAAATCTTCTGTATCCGGCGCTTCGGTGATTACTTCATCGTGTACCGTCAGAACAATGCTGTATCCGGCATCCTCGATAAGCGGCATATTTCCGGCCAGAACATCGCGGGCGGCCGCCTGGGTTACGTTTTCCACCAGTTTTCCGCCATACGTTTTGAGCCGCTGCCATTTGCGCGAGTAGGAGTTAACGCCCTGGTAGGTGATGTTTCCTTTCTCGATGGACGGGGATGGGTAGCAAAGCGCGCGACCGGATGGCAGCTGTATGCGCAGCCATGCGCCATCACGGCGGACTTTCAGATAACCGCAGTACAGCGTTTTTTGCGGTGTTGCTATGGCGGTGCGGACAGTGCGCTCAAGTTCGTACCAGAAATCGCAGGTTGCCGGGTGGGCTCTGCGCCACAGGCGCTTAAGTGAGTCACATGCGATGAATACGCGCTCAGACAGGCCGTAGGTCGCCTTACGTTTAACCGATTCGTCGTACCAGCTTTTCGCCTCGCGGATAACATCGCGGGGGATATTCGGCAGCGCGGCGTGCGCCAGTTCGTCGAGGTCGAGGCCATAGACCAGAGCGAAGGTCAGGAATGCCGCAACACCACCGCCGAAGCCGAGGCCCAGCTCCATCACCTTTCCGATCTGACGCTGGTATTTATTGACATCGTCCGGTGAGATGTTGAAAGCGCGGGCATAGGCCAGTTTATACAGGTCCGGTCCGGTCCCCTCGTCATACTCCCGGAATGCGTCCAGCTTCCACTGCTCGCCGGCAAGCCAGGCCAGTTTTCGCCCCTCGATATTCGACAGGTCGCTAACCACCAGCTTTTTGCCTGCGGGGGCCATGATGCAGCCGCGCAGCGCCGAGCTGGTCAGCTCCATGATGTTATCGAACAGCAGAGCGGCGCATCCGGCTTTCAGCGCCTCAATGCCCTCGTCTATCTGGTCCTGCTCAAGCGAAGGGCGGGGCAGGTTCTGGGGCTGGAATAATCGCCCGGCCCAGCGTCCGGTTCGCGATGCGCCGCAGAACTGCAGCGTGCCGCGCAGACGACCGTCACTGCTCACGCCCTTCATCAGCGATTTGTACTTACTGGTGCTGGTGGTGCTGGCCTGCAGTCGGATAGCCAGCAGCTCTTTCACCGCAGACGGCAAATCAGGATCCGCCATACGGCGCTCCAGCGTGCTGCGCTGCATGTCGGGCAGCTCTACGCCGTAGGATTCAACAATGTGCTTAATCAGCGCATCGCGCTGCGTGGCCGCCTGCACTTCGCCGTCGGTCATCACCTGCGTGCGTTTCGCCAGGCGCTTTTGCTCCTGGTCTACCGCCTCGATCGCCGCCTGCGCCAACTGCACATCCATGCAGACGCCGCGGTCGTTAATGCGCTGGTCGCGGTGCCAGAGCGTCAGCTCTGCACCCTGATAATTCCACTTCGGCAGACGCTTATGCACTTCGCGCATAGCCTCGATATCCAGCCCGGCGTAAGCAACAAAGCGCCGCCATTCTTCCGGATGGGTTTTGCTGGTGGCGCGGCGCAGTTTGCTGTTCTTCGGACGTGGCTTACAGAACAGCTGGATCAGTGCTTTACCTTCTTTGTCCTTCGCCTTGTCCTGCGGGACGCCGAGCACCTCGCAGAGCGCCCCCAGCGCACCGGGGAGGCCGTGCGCCAGCGCCTGCACCATCGTGTCGCGCCAGCGCGTTACATCAGGGGCAAGCCGCGGTATTGCATGGCGCAGCACCGTGCGGTCAAAGTGCGAATTATGGAAATAAAGCAGGGTGTCGGGGTCGGCGATAGCCTTCTGAAGCCTGCCGGGGATAGGTTCGCCAGCAGTCAGATCCCAGACGCTAACCGGCTCGTCGCCGATGGCCCAGGCGAACAGCATCACCTCGACACCTTCCGCATAAGCGTGCGTGCCGTTCGTGATGGGTATTTCGCAGTAGGTTTCCAGGTCGCCCCAGAGAATGGTTTCAGACATAGATATTCCTCGCGGGTGCTTTGCGAAAAGGGACGCTCTTTGCAAAACACCCGGCGCATGGCCGGGTGGTGGGAGTGGTTAAATCAGGGTGTCGGCGTCAGCGCCTTCGCTGATGTCGTCGAAGTCATCGGTGGTTGCCACACCGCCACCGCTGAACGCATCGCCATCTTTGAAGAACTGGACGCCACCGAGAGAGAAGCCAATGCCTTTCCCTTTGTTGTCATACGCGTACACGGTCACCGTAGCATTGACGAAACAGCCGGAATAAGGTCGTCCGTCAGCAGCGACCAGAGGGGAACGGTCGCGGTCAATGACCAAAGGTCTGGCTTTGTTTGATGCCGCTAAGAACATGTGACCTTCAAAGCCCTCGTACTCGGATTTAGTGTCACCGTCGCGATAACCGGCGCGGTTCGGGATATGTTTGATAGACTCCAGGATTTTCTCGTACTTATCGCCCCAGGCATCTTTTGCAACTTTACGAACAGCCGCCCAGATTTGTTTATCAAGTTCACTGTTTTTAGGGATCAAGAAGGTGTCACGGAATTTGAAGTTTCCGTCTCCTTCGAAGTCAGTGGCTTCAAACAGATTACAAAATGCATGACGTACGCCATTGAGTTTAATTTTCATGGATATTTCCTTAATCAGATGAGGTCTGCGGCGAGCGCGTCGTCGGACACGTCGTCGAAATCGTTAACAGGGTTGATATTGAGCGCAGGGCGCGGGTCGGATTCGGGGGCGACGGTGGGCTTACCGTCAGCGCGGGTGATCAGCGCTTCGACTTTCGTCCAGCGGCGAGGGCTGGCCTTTTTAATGAGCTTCTCGGCTTTGGTCGGGCTAATCAGCTTAAGGTCGAAAACCTCCTCAGTTTTATAACGGAACTGGTCTTTCAGCAGCGCGCGGGCGGCTTCTTCATCACTCCAGGCGCGATTACCCTGTTTACCAGTAACCAGCTTAAAGCCCGGTACCGGATGCCCGGCGTTCAGCTCACTGTTCACCCGGTCGCGCACAGCCTTTAGCCACGATTCGATAAAATCGGCCTGGCTGTATACCTCTGCCAGCTGTTCGGCGGTGAGCAGTGGCACACGCTTACCTGCTTCCGCCAGCTGCTCGCCAGTAGGTTGCGTCAGGTCGACGAAATCGCCAGCGATAGTGTCGAAGTGCAACTGCTGCCGCGCGGTACAGATAGCGCTGGCTTTGCAGAACCGGCACTGTTTTTCGCCGGGGGTGAAGTTTTCCAGTGGCAGGGTTTCGACACCTTCGCAATCTGCGATGTTGAACATCACGATCGCACTGGCCGCCGCTTCCTGCGCTCGTTCGCCGAACGCCTGGAGCTCTTCCACCGTCAGGGACCACTCTGAAACGTGGTTAAGTCGCGGCTGGTGGATGAACAGGCGTACCGTCTCGAAGTCGTACAGCATGCTGAACTGCTCCAGCGCGCCCAGGGCATACAGCTGCAGCTGCTCGTTCTGCTCGGCATCGACGCGCACACCCTTACCGTATTTCAGGTCGTGGATCTGCAGCTCGTTGCCCGCGATGATTACGCCGTCGGCGGTACCAAAGGACTCTTCGACCCCCACGATATGGGAGAAGTCGACACGCTGCTCGACAAGCAGTTCATTGCCCTGCGACAGCGCCCAGACGGTGTCGACGTAACGGCCAACGGCTTCGACCATTTCCTCATCTACCTGCGGGCCGGAAGTATCCTCCGGGTGCTCAGCAAGTGGATAAGAGCCGAGGAACATAGCGACATTGCAACCCGCATAATGCTCCGGGTGGCTTTGACGGTTGCGCAGCACCTTTTCGCCAAGCGCGTGCGCTGCTGTACCTTCTTCTGCGAATGAAGAGCTTTTATCCGGTTGCGTGGCCTCCAGGGCCAGGCTACCGGGGCAGCGCATCCACCGATGCGCTGAAGACGGGGAAAGTCGTGCATGAACGTCTGGCATGATTAACCCTCCAGTGCTTTTTCAGCCTGTGCGATCACGTCTGCGAGGTTCTCGTCAGCAACTTCGCCGAGTTTTTTGGCACCCTGTTTTTCCAGAATCGCCACCGCTTCGGCACGGTAACCGCCTTTCGCCAGCTGGAGGATCAACCCTTCAGCCTTTTTACGCAGCGCTGCAAAATCGGTCTGTTCACCAACATTATCCCCGGCGTCATCAACCGTTTCGGTACCGCCTTTTGCCTCGTTTTTACGCGCGAAATCTTCCTGCAGCTGGAGGTATTCAACTTTGGTGATTTCGATATGGCCCTTTTTAAGCAGTTCGTTCAACTTGCGTAAGGTGTGGAGTTCGCTGGCGGCGGAGCCATCAACGTTCTTGCAGTAGAACGGCCCTGTGCGTTCTTCGTCTTTGCTGTCTGCCTTCTTCGGCTTCACTTCATGGCGCCCGTCGGCTGGTGCGTCAAGTAAACGCTCGGCAAACTCACGGCATGCCGCGATGGTTGGTAAATCATCCCAGAAGCGCAGGATGTTACGTGACAGATCAAGTAATGCTGGCTTGTTCAGATGACCTGCTCGTTTAACGCCCTGCAGGGCGCTGTCCAGAGCGTCGATCTGCACAACACGCTTATCGCCTTCGGCGTCGCGGTAATCGATCGCGCGCTGCAACATGGTCAGACTGATGGCCTGTGGTTCGGGATAGAATCCGGCCAACGCAATTACGTCGCTGAATGTCAGATCATCCAGAGTAGGAGAGCCGCCTCCTGTCTCCGGTACCGTTTCGCGGTATTCCTGCACCTGCGCCACTGTGTCCGGACGGAGAGCCACGCCGGAGGCCAGCGCGGTGATAAGGCGTTCCAGCAGCTCGTTGTTACGGGTTACCAGCTGGTTATTAAGTTCCAGATTTGTTTCTAAGCTCATACTGCGATCCTCGCTACAAGGAGAATGAAGGTAATAGCCAGGCCGAACGCAGTAGCGAGGGCCAGACCGGTAATTAAATCGAAGTGTTTGCGGCGCCAGCGGAGCACATCGCGCCCCGTCAGCCGGTGGAGGTGTTCAGGTTTCATCGGTAGTGCTCCTTTTCATGTCGGGGAGCGCACTGCACTGAATGCGCTTTCAGGCATAAAAAAGCCCGTCATGGGAGGCGGGCAAAGACTACACACAGCAATGGATGATTCAGGGGATGGGGGTTAACGGATGAACTGTGTAGCCATAACCGAGATAGCCGTTGCGTTCCTGGTAAGCCGCCGCTCTTAGTCGAGCAGGGTTTTCGCCTTTAACTTTCGCAACAACGTAATCAGTTGCGTCAGGTCCGTTTTCTACCACTTCAAAAGTCGGCAAGTATTTTGTTGTGAGCTCATAGGTATTCATTTCAGTACCCCTCAGTGGATTAGTAAAAGGCCCGAAGCCTTTGATTAATTCACTGCACGCCCCATCATCGGGGCGTTTCAACTTGCGTGACTTGTCAGCTCGCCTCTGAGTGGTCCTCTACGCTTACCGTACGCATACGGACTCGGCGCTTACCTCGATCCCATCGGGTGCCATTTCGTTTTGCCAGGAGCACAGCGGCTTACCTGTCACGCGGTTCTGTTTGTTAAAGAGCGTTTACTTCTTGGGAATAAATCTACAATTTGAGTTGTAATGTGTAAACCACAAATGTGGTATTTCTGGGTGCGCAAATACCACGTTATTGATATTTAAATGAATTTAGTTTGTAAGATTTTACAAGATAGGTGTGAGGAGGGCCGCAGAGCCCTCCAGCAGAGGCGGGGTTTTAGCGTTTACGACGGTAAATACGATGCTCAATCATGACACCAATGATCTGTAACTTCATGTCAGCACTGCGCAAAACAGGATAGTCTGGGTTAAGCGGAACCAGTTCGAAGTCATCAACGCCTATTCCCAGCGGTCGGTATTTTTTGAATGTGGCTTCATGGCCGCCGTTCTTGGCAACCACGAATTCTCCTGGGGTAGGACACAGATCCGGATCGATGATAACTATATCGCCTTCTTTAAATTCCGGTTGCATGCTGTCGCCATCGATGCGAAGAGCGAAGCATGTTTCGGGTACATCTGCATCAGCCAGAACATATTCAAACTCTCCTGTCAGGTCAGTAACGTCTCTTGCTTCAGTGAGACAACCCGCTTGTACGTAACTCAACACAGGAATTCTTCTGGTGCTGATTTCAGCGAGCGGCATTATATTTTTACCGTTCAATAGCCAGTCCGGGCTGCATTTCAGTGCTTTAGCCAGGTCGAGAAGGTTTCGCGGCTTTCGGGTGCGTCCACTTTCTATCGACTCAATTGATTGCTGGCTAACTCCCGCTGAGTTTGCGACTTCTGTTTGTGTCATTCCGAGTTCGAGACGGCGGGCTTTGAAGCGTGCTGCGAGGGACATTTTTAATACCTTGTATGAGTTGAAATTATGACCTCCCTTTATTAAATACAATTTTTGTTGTATTTGACAAACACCATTGGTTGTTGCTAAATACCACTAAAATTGTATGAGGTGATAACTATGACTCTGGCTACCCGATTAAAAGAGCGTCGTAAAGAGCTCAAAATGACACAGGTCACGCTGGCTGAGCTAACAGGGGTTAGCCAGCAGGCTATAAATAGGATCGAAAGCGGTGTTATCTCCCGCCCCCGTTACCTTCTTGAAATTTCCGTTGCGCTTGATTGCGACCCCAACTGGCTGCTGCACGGCTCACAAAACGATAAAAAGGCGTAACCCATGCCAGAGAAAAAGATCTGGGGGGCGACGCCTGACGAATGGTTCCACTTCGATCTGGTGCTGGGGCGTACTGACCAGCTGCTGCCGGTCGTGTGCAACCCGGGCGCGACCATATCCCCGAATAGCAAACTCAAGATGCTTGGCAAAACGCCGAGCCTCTATAACCGCGACCGACTGGCTACCGGGATCAAGGACTGGACCGAGCACGTAGTAACCGAGCGTGACTTTGCACGCTGGTCTAACGAACCTGATTACGGCATCTGCGTGCGTACAGGTCATGGCTGGCTGGCGCTGGACTGTGACAGCGAAGACGAAAACATCCAGGCCGATATTCGCAAAACGCTGGTGCAGCTGCTTGGTGAGCTGCCGCCGCGTCGCTGGCGCGCCAACAGCAACAAATGCCTGTACCTGCTGGCCGTAGAGGGTGATTTCCGTAAGCGCATCCACCGTCTGGCGGGCGATATGGGGATTATCGAGCTCCTGGCCAACGGCCAACAGTTCGTTGCCTGTGGTACGCACAGCAGCGGCGCGCGTATTGAGTGGGACGGCGGTCTGCCGGACGAGCCGCCGGCTATTACTGCTGACCAGCTCGAAACGCTGTGGCAGCGCCTGGCGGATCAACTGCCTGTGTCGGTCACCACCGAAGCGGGCAGCACGAAGATGCGCGACCGCTCAACCTTTACGCCTGGCGCCACGGATGATACAGCGGAATACCTCGACGCTAATGGCTGGACGCTGCTTGATGGTGCGAACGGCGAACGGTACATCCGCTGCCCGTTCGAAGACGGCCACAGCACCGGCGGCGACCCGACGAGCACGGTTTACTTCCCGGGCGGTACCGCGGGCTTTGAGCAGGGGCATTTCAAGTGCCTGCACGCCAGCTGTGCACACCGCGACGACGGCGATTTCCTTAATGCCATCGGCATCCGTAACGACGATTTCGAAGACCTTACCAGCACCGAAGTGGCTGAGCCTTTACCGCTGCCGGCGTTCGAACGCGACAAATGGGGCCGCATCGAGGCCACCATCAGCAACGCGGCCAAAGCCGTTGTGCGTCCTGACTTTGTTGACATCGATATTCGCTTTGACCAGTTCCGCGACGAAATCATGTTCGCCCAGGCAGGCTCCGGCCAGTGGCAGGCGTTCACCGATGCGGACTATGCACGCCTGCGCATCACAATGGAAAAGCGCGGCTTTAAACCTGTCGGGCGCGAGCTCATCCGCGACGTGGTGCTGCTGGCCGCTGACGAACAGCCGTTCGACTCGGCGACCACCTGGCTGAACGGGCTGGAGTGGGACGGCGTGCCACGCATCGAATCTTTCTACCATACGCACTTCGGTACCGCCGATACGCCATACACCCGCGCGGTGTCCATGTACATGTGGACGGCGCTGGCGGGCAGGGTGCTGGAGCCCGGTGTTAAAGCCGATATGGTGCCGATCCTCGTCGGCCCGCAGGGCTGCGGTAAATCCTCCGGCGTGGAAGCGCTGAGCCCCGACCCGGCGTTCTTCACCGAGATCTCTTTCGCTGAGAAAGACGATGACCTCGCACGCAAGATGCGCGGGCGTCTGGTGGCGGAAATTGGCGAGCTGCGCGGCCTCAATACCAAAGAGCTGGAAAGCATTAAGGCATTCGTGACACGCACACATGAGAACTGGATCCCTAAATACAGGGAGTTCGCCACCCAGTTCCCGCGTCGCCTGGTGTTTGTCGGTACCACCAACGAGGACGAATTCCTCGCTGATAAGACCGGTAACCGTCGCTGGCTTCCCGTGGAGGTGTCGAAAGTCGACGTGAAAGCGATAAAAACCGACCTGCTTTTGCTGTGGGCTGAGGCTCGCGAGATGTTTAAACGCCTTGGCGGCATTCAGTTCCGCGACGCTGAGCGGCTCGGTGCGAGTGTCCACGAACAGTACACCATCAAGGACGCGTGGCTCGAGACGGTAGAGAAATGGCTCGACACACCTGACCTGATGACTAACGACATTCCGCGAAACTGCGAATTTTTACGTGCTAGCGACGTTCTGCGCGACGCGATTGGCTTAAATCCCAGCCACATCGGAAAACGTGAAGAAATGCGAATTAGTAATGTTTTGCAAAATTGCGGATATAAGCGCGCCCAAAGGCGAATTGACGGTAAGAAAAGTAAAGTTTGGGAACCTTTGGAACCACCTGGAACCACCTAATAACGGAGGTGGTTCCACTTTCTGACCCTTGCGGTTAGCTGCTTGGAACCACTGGAACCACTGGAACCACCTTATTACTAACAACCCCATATATATATATAAGTCGATTTGGGGAAAGGTTAGAAAAAGGTGGTTCCAGGTGGGGGCAGGTGGTTCCACCCTGAATATGTAATTTATTGCAGGTAGCGATATGCAAATACGATTTGATTCCACCACGGCGATTAACGGGCACCAGAAGCTCAATGAAATCGCTCTCTATGCTCGCGTGCGCGCGCGTTTTGCGAGGTGACCAATGCCAGTTGTCGCAACGTTCAAAACAGACTGGTTCCGGGTGATTAACGACATCACGCGCAGCGGCATCCCCCTGCAGGAGATCGCCAGAGAGCTCGACGTGTCGAAGTCTGCTATCATCGGCTGGAAGCAGGGCGCAGCACCGAACCACCACACAGGCGAAGCGCTGATAGACTTCTGGTGTTATGTCACACAGCGCCCACGCTCCGAACTGCCAGCACAGGTCACATCACGGCGATTCGTTTATGCCTGGCGCACGAAACGAGTTTGATAGGGGGAATTTCATGAATTTTAAATTAGTTGGTGGCTCCTACGATGGCGAGTTAATTGATCTGCCCGTAGACCGCTACGGTAACACGGACCCGCAGTTAAGCTTGCCGCGAAAGAAAACCCTGTCGCAGGGGCGTGAAAAACTTCTGGCAAATATGCCGCAAACGCCAGAACGCTCCGAGTACGAGTTCGAGGTGTATGTGAAAACTCCCCACGGTGTTAATCCGGACGGTAGCACTAAATTTGTATACTGGAAGCGATAAGCTCAAAACATGCAAAAACAGGGCGTTCATCGGTTAAAAACGCTATGCAAAAACCGCCCTGTTTTATGCATGATTTATGCAGTCCATTTTCCCTCCTTCCGGCCAGTAAACCGCAACAAATAACCGCTTCACGCATTTAACGTAATGAGTCCACTTTTGCTTGTCAAGGCTCAATTGAAATGTCCGTTATCCAGCTCAATTAAAATGACCACTTTGATCTCTCATTCTCTTTACTGATAGACTTTCCTCCGACTGAAACAACAGGATGATTGAGCCCATGCTTCGATACGAGTTAACGCC